TCTCTGATGGTGGAAAGAAGGCGGCTTTTGCATCCTGGGCGCTTTGTGTAGATGTGGTATTCTTACCTGTAACCGGATCGAATGTGTCATCGAATGATACAAGCTGACATGGCTGGCCGTACTTGCTAATCAGTTGCAAGGCAGTGTTTGCCATCTTGTCATAGAATGCGCTCATCGTACTACAGGTATATTTATATTGTGACCAAGTATGCTATATTGCGAACCTTCATGGAACAATGGCGCAAGAATAGTCAGCGCTGCTGTAGGCACAACTTGAGCATTTGAAACGCCATCGTCTTGATATTCAACCTCTACGCTCGATACCTTTTCTTTTTTGGTAGATCTACCATCACCAGAAGTTAACAATGTATTCTGTGAAACGTCGAATCCTAGCCTACACTGGGCATCCTTGAGTTGCTTAGGAATCTGGTTAGACAAATCTGAACCATAGACATAAACAGGTGATCTAGGAAAAACTAGCTCTTGCGTGTAGTTGATTCTACTCCCTTGAAATTCTGGCTCTAGCGCATTAAGATAATCAACTGCATTAACCAGCAAAGCCTCAACATCTGAGTCTTCTGTAGGCAATTCCAAGCCTCTAGAATCGCAATAGGCGCGACATTCTGCAACTGTGACGAAGCTATTGGCATTCGGGACTATCGATCCATCTTCAATGATTAGAGCCATGATATTAAAAAGTTATGTGGGGGCGCTTATGGAAAGAGAACAAAGAAAACTCTATGCACCCCCACAAATTATTCGTCTCCCTCTTCGTTTTTAGATTCTTCTGCTTGCTTTGCTTCTTTTGCTAATGTCAAAGCCTGCTCAAAAATCGCAACACTTCCAGCACTAGGTACGTTTCCACCCAGTTCTTCAATCTGCTTAGCAAGCAATTCCTTCTTCTCGGAAGCGCTGAGCTTTTTTGGTTCTTGCTCATCTTGCTTTACTGGTTGTGAGTTTTGACCTTTGCCGTAAATTTCCCACGCTTCGCTCAGCGACTTACCGCGTGAGCAAATATTGAGAACTGCTAAAGGAATTTCTTTATTTTCTGACATTGTTTTATTTCTCCTAATTAAAAACCCCACCCCGCACTAAGGGCAAAGGTGGGGTTGTTTGGGTTACTATGAACGATCTTTTATCCGTTAGTTGATAGGAAAGCCATGTTGACATTCTTTCGATCCACAACGCGAGTCCATGTAGCAGCTGATTGCAATTCTGCGTATGATGCTGCTGCCGGCTTCGCCCATGCATCACCGATACACTGGAATCCGTTAGGATGGAAAATGCTATTAACACGTGATGAAAGAGTCTCTTCGCCTCCACCGTCACCTGCAAGCTCATCACGATCCATTGCGGATGGTGTAGTTACTCGACCCATACCCCATGAGAAAGCACCGCCACCGAATAGGATGGAGATGTAACGTGGAGAGTTAGACCCAGCGAATACAGGGAGCGAATCATCAACGATGACGCGCATGCCTAAGTATGTCTGGAAAACAACGCCGCTAACTGGATCAACATTATCAACCAATAGCTGCTGTTTACGGAGGTTTGTGTAAACCACAGAATGCACAGCGATGGAGCTTAGTCCTGTCTGGTGGTCTCCCATTGTCTGCTGAGCATCAATGATGGCATTAGCTGATACCTTGTTGGCATCTGGTGGAGATGCTACATCGTCGTAAAGCTCGACAAGCATATCGCTAGAGTTGTTAGCAACGTTATCGTTAAGGATACCGACTGCACTATTAAGAATGCGCTTTTCATCATCGGTTGCCCAGAATGCACCAACGCGATTCGTGATAGCTCCGACTGGATCTTCTAGTGCTAGATCGCGTGCTAGATCCATTGTTGACCAATGATAGTTACGTGATGCAGAACGCGCAATCTGACGCTTTGAACTAATCTTGCCGGGTGTAGCTTTATCGCCAGGAACATCACTTGAGATGTTTGGCTCTACGATGGTGATTCCATTAAATTGCGGTAGATCTCCAATATTGCCGCCTTGAGCAAATTGTGCTGTGAGAATTGGATCATTTACTGCAATGCCGCTTGCTAAGAAGCGGTTAAGTTCGATTTGACGTTCTTGTGATCGTCTTGAGAATGTGAGCGGGTTATAAACATCCGCTAGTTGTACTGTAGCCATAATATTAAAATATGTTTTAGGTTTTCAAGCAACTGCTCTACAAGGGAACCTATTCGGCTTTAATTGCGGCAGCGTATTGCTCTGGTTGTGCATTCGCAAAAGCTGCTTCTTCTGTTGCAGTCATTTCCGAAAGCTTCTTAACAGGTGCAGCACCGCCGCTATTGTTGGGAGTAGCACCGCTACCATTTCCAATGTTAGCTTTAATTATCGGTTTGTAGCTCTGGTTGTCAAGAAATTCTCTGTGTAGGTCTCCAATAGCAGCCGTAGAGGGCTTGCCATCAGCTGTAAGCACTCTAACCACAGGCGTTCCTTCAACCTCTTCTACAGATAGCCTCTGAGCAACCTTATCGGCGATCAGGTCAGGTGTGATGAAGTTCTTCTGAGCAAATTTCTCTGCTTCCTCCCGGATAAGCGCATTGTTTCTATCTGCTTTCGCTTTCTCGATTTCTTGTGCACGTTCCTCGCGTAGTCGGTTGATCTCTGCCGCATGTTCTTTCTGGAGCGCTTCAATTGCCGCTGGATCGCCTTTCGCGTTTTTCAGATCATCTTGCATCTTGGCAGCTCTATCCTCTGCATCTTGTAGCTTCTGCTCTGCTTTCTTGCGGTGTTCCGCTTCGATGTTACGCTTTTGCTCTAGCTTCTGAATCTGCTCAAACG